GCTGTCCTGTAAGTAGGAGGTGTAACCATGAAAATAGTTATAAAAATGCTTTCTACGGCAGAAATGCGGCGTAGACATAAAGTTGCTGAAAATGGACCTGTGCAAGCAGCAATCGACAGTGAATGTATGCGCTATATGAGTGATTATATGCCAAGGCGTCAGGCCGGCGAGCTGAAACACCTGATGGTGGCTGCCACTACAATCGGTTCAGGCCAGATTGATACTCCCGGTCCGTTTGCTCATTACCTGTATGAAGGCATCCTTTATGTGTCACCAACAACTGGAAGTGCCTGGGCGAAGAAAAATGAGATCAAGGTACCAACAGGAAAAGAGCTGACTTATGCTGGTGCTCCTATGCGCGGAAAGAAATGGTTTGAACGTATGAAAGCAGATCATAAGGATGATATCCTTCAGGCGGCGCAGGCAGTGCTTAGCAGAGGAGGCAGGATATGACGATCATTGAATATATGCGTCAGAAACTAACGGAATATCCCAAGATATCCGAGTTTCTGACCGGTGATGATATTCACATTGATTTTACAGAACCGGATCCGGTTAATTACGGCCTGTCCAGCAATGGTGACAGCCTGGTGAAAGAAGATATCCTGGGTAATCAGATCCGCAGGCATAACTTTGTTATGTATGCAGTGGGACAGTCCTTTACAGATTACAACCGGCTGGCAAACAGCAATTTCCTTTTGGAACTGGCCTATTGGCTAGAGCAGCTTCCAGAAGAGAGTGGAATAGAAGTAAATGTGGGTGATGAAGTGAAAGAGGCCACATTTTTAAAGGCAACCACAGCCAATGCCATGAGCATGGGCCTGATGGGAGATACCGTTGATCAGGGCGTTATGTATCAGCTGCAGATCTATGCCCAGTACAAAGTAGAAAGTGAGGAAGAATAAATGGCAGATAAAGCACCTATTGCAGGACAGAAGATCAAAAGAAAATTCATGGGTAACTTTATTGACTCTGCTCTTCCGGGCACAAAGGAAACAGCTTATGTCCGTTTAGGAAAAGACCTGGAAGAATACAACGTAGAAATGAATGCCAATGTGGATACCAAGAACAATATTCTGGGTGAAACATCCGTTACATTGGACAGCTACCAGCCACAGGCTACGGCAGATCCGTTTTATGCGGTTGTGGGTGATCCTATGTTTGAACGGCTTCAGGGGATCATTGATGAACGTCAGACCCTAGATGACTTAAAAACTACCGTTGTTGAAGTACACCTTTGGGAGTCGGCATCTGGAGCAGCAGGCTCTTATGTGGCTTATCGCGAAGATGTGATTATTGAAGTGTCAAGCTATGGCGGAGATACCACCGGTTATCAGATCCCGTTTAATGTACATCATACAGGCAACAGAGTAAAGGGAACTTTTGCCTTAGAAACAAAGACGTTTACACCTGACAGTGAATAAGGAGACTATATATGGAAAGCCTTAAATTTGATGAAGGTTATAAGGAGTACATGATAAATGATGATCCGGACCGTGATCCGGATTAATCCTTCTGATCTGAATATGTGGCAGCGCTGCATGGATGAAATGGAGAAGCTGGGGCATGTGAAAGATGAGCTTCAGGGCAACGTCAAGCTTTTGGAGGACGGTACCGTAGATCCAACAGATGAAAATGCAAGTATTGAGTGGAAGAAAGCAGAGCAGGGCGTAAAAGACTGTTTTAATGCTATTTTTAACGCAGACGTTTATGACACGCTGTTTAATGGTCAGTCTCCATTTTCACCAGTAAAAGGCGGAAAGCTCCTGTTTGAGTCCGTTATGAACGGTCTGATGCCGATCATCAAGAAAAACATGAAAGCCGGAGTAGAGGCAAGCAATAAGCGGATCCAGAAGTATACGGCCGGCTATACAAAATGATCCGGTTAGGCCAGCTTCCTGTCACTCTTAAGGTAGGCAAAAAGGAATGGAAGATCAGAACGGACTACAGGGATATCCTGGTGATCATGCAGGCGTTTAATGATCCAGAGCTTACGGTAGAAGAAGCTCACGTGGTTATGTGTAAGATCCTGTATGAAGGCTGGACAGATATGCCAAAGGAACTTTATGAAGAGGCAGCTAAAAAGGCGCTCTGGTTCCTGGACTGTGGCCAGGAAGATGAAGAGGATATAATGCCGGTCAAGGTGATGGACTGGGAGCAGGATGAGCCGATCCTGTTTCCGGCTATCAACCAGGTGGCCGGATGCGAAGTAAGATCCGTCCCATATATTCACTGGTGGACCTTTGTGGGATATTTCATGGAAATCCGGGAAGGTATCTTTTCCACCGTACTGGGGATCCGGCAGAAAATGGCAAAAGGTAAGCACCTGGAAAAATGGGAAAGAGAATTTCGTAGAAACAATAAAAAGATCTGTGACCTTAAGAAACGGTATACGAAAGAAGAACAGGAAGAAATTGACTATTGGAATAAGTTATTAGGCTGAGGCGCGTGACAGCGTCTTATTTTGATGCCTGGAAAAGAGGTGAGGATATGGCGGCTGATGGCAGTCTGAAATTTGATACAAAAATTGATACCTCTGGACTGGAAAAAGGAACCGGAACACTGGAAAAAGCTTTTGACAGACTCACTAAAGCAGTTGACAGGCTTTCTGACAATATTTCCAGTGCATTTAACAATGTGGGCCAGGCGGCAGAAACAGCAGCAGCCCAGTCTTCCAAGGCAGCTGAGGGAATTGATCAGGTAACAGAGTCAGCTAAACAGGCAGAAAGACAGACCAAAAGCCTGCAGGAACAGATGGATGCCATCAAAGTAGATCGTGGGGAATACCAGGAACAGGAGCCGACACCTGCCAGACGGGTAAAGGTAGACGATCCTTCAGCATATGGTTATGATCCTGCGGCAATAGAATTTATTGATAAGTATGTATCCGGAGAAGAGGAAGCGGAAAAGGCAACCAATGAATTTGCACAGAAGATCAGCGAATTGAAGCAAGAACTCAAAGACCTGGAAAGCCAGGGGATGTACTTTGGTGACGAAAAATATGATGAGGCTTATCTGAAGTTGGAAAAAGTCAAGCAGGCTTTAAAAGATTATAAGCAGGAACTGACTAATCCAACGCCAGACGCAGTTATTTTTCCGGCGGACTCCCTGCAGGGGAAGATTGATCGTTTAAAGAAAGAACTCAAAGACCTGGAAAGCCAGGGAAAAAGCTTTGGTGATGCCTTGTATGACAGTACCTATAAAGCTTTAAACCAGGCACAGTCCGAATTGAACACTTATAAAAAGAACCTTACCACTCCTGTTAAAATCCCGGTTCAGTTTGACGCAGACTCTTTTGAAGGACAGAAGGAAGCACTCAGAAGTAAACTACTGGGAATGGAGCAGCAGGGAATATCACTTGGAGATGCAGATTATGATCAGACCTATGTTCAACTGCAGCAGGTGATCCAGGCAGAGAATGAATATAAAAAATCTCTTTTAAATGCAGATGCCGGACAGAAAAAGGCAAAAGCATCTGCGGATAAATTAAGGGACTCTGTAAATGGCGCTGGTAAAGCGGCGAAAAACTCAGGGAAAGGGATGCAGCTCTTAGGCCGGATCAGTCGCATGATGATGATGCGGTTTGTCATGCAGGCGGTAATGGCAGTGATGAGCGCGACAAAGGAAGGCTTTCAAAACCTTGCAAGATATTCCGGAAGCGCAAACCAGACATTATCCGGTCTGTCCTCTTCTTTATTGTATTTAAAGAACAGCCTGGCAGCCGGTTTTGCTCCCATTTTAAGTGTTGCGGTACCGGCAATCACTGCATTGATTGATGCGATAGCCCAGGCACTGGCCTGGATCGGGCAACTGGTAGCGGCATTAACTGGGAAATCCACCTTTGTGAAGGCTAAGAAGACCCAGGAAGATTATGCAAAAAGTCTTAAAAAGACAGGAAGCGCAGCAAAAGATGCAAAGAATAGTCTGGCAGCTTTTGATAAATTAAATGTCTTAAGTCAAAATAATGCAGGTGGCGGAGGCGGCGGTTCCGGAACAGATCCGTCCCAGATGTTTGAAACGGTGGCAGTATCCAGCTCACTGTCAAAAGCCCTGGATGCATTAAAAAAGAAATGGAGTGATCTGTCTAATCTGTTTGCCAAAGGATTTAAGGTAGGATTAGGAGATACTACTTCCCGGTTCGCTACGATCCAGAAAGGGCTTCAGAGTATTAAGGAAAGCCTGGCTGATATTTTTTCAGATCCGCGAGTCCAGGCTGCAGCAAGTACCTGGGGAAATAAAATGGTCTATGATTTAGGCGTGATTGCAGGTTCTGTTGCGTCAGTTGGTATTACGCTGGCAGCAAACCTGGTCGGTGGCACTGCAAAGTATCTGGAAGAAGTCCGAGAACGGATCAAGCAATATATCATAGACATGTTTGATATAACCGGGGACATAGCAGATATTGTGGCAAATTTTTCCGCAGCTTTCGCAGAAGTATTCAGTGTCTTTGCAGATGAAAACGGGCAGACATTTACTGCAAATCTGATCGGCTTTTTTTCCAACTCCTTCATGGGTTTGACAGAAGTGTTTGCCAAGCTTGGGTGGGATCTTTTAAACGCCCTGCTGACGCCTCTTACAAATAATACGGCCGGTTTTAAACAGGCATTTGACGGGCTTCTGGGAGTTGCTGCTCAGATAATGGGAGATCTTAAAGATCTGTTTACAGATGCGTTTGATCAGATAAACCAGACATATGATGAGCATGTAGCACCTATGTTTGACGCATTTACAGAGGGACTTACAGAAATCCACAAAAGCGCTCTGGAAGCATTTGAAACATACATATTGCCGGCACTTCAGAAAGTGGCAGATAAATTTACAGAAGTCAAAAGCCAATATTTGCAGCCATTTATTAAAAGTTTTGTAGAATTATTCGGAAACGTTGCAGATACCCTAACCGTCTTATGGAACCAGGTACTGCAGTCGCTTTTAAACTGGATCGTTCAGAGTTTTGCCCCGCTTATTGGTGCAGCCATTGAAAATGTTGGAGGATTTTTTACTGCGCTTCTTGCAGTAGTAAGCACTGCAGCCCAAGGTGTAACAGACGCTTTAAACGGCATCCTGGAGTTTATACAGGGCGTATTTACCGGAGATATGGAAAAGGCCTTAAATGGTATAAAAGATATATTTAAGAGTGTTTTTAACGGGATCATTTCCACAGTAGAAGTTGCGATCAATCATATTGTGGAAGGTTTAAATGGTATCAGTTTTGATGTACCGGACTGGGTGCCCCTTGCTGGTGGTCAGCATTTTGGATTTAATGTCTCATCAATGAAACTTCCTAGACTGGCTACAGGAACCGTTGTTCCAAGACAGGCCGGAGAATTTGCGGCGATCCTTGGAGATAACAATCGGGAAGCAGAAGTGGTCTCTCCATTGTCTACGATCAAGCAGGCATTGCTGGAAGCCTTGAAAGAGGCAGGTGCTGGACTGGGTGGAGACATTCAGCTGATGATCAATCTGGATGGAAAGGTAGTGTACGAAAATGTGGTAAAACGTAACCGGTTGGCAAGAAAGCAGACAGGAAAAAATCCGCTGCTTGTGTAAGGAGGAAGGACTATGGCTTTTAAAGGATGGCTTATAAAATTTGGAAATACCGTCCTTCCGAACAAATATCTGGAGAAATATAAAAGTACACCTAATCAGAGACTGGAACTGGATGCATCCCGTGATGCAACGGCATTGCTCCACCGTCAGACATCGCCGAATTATAAGACGAGCCTGACAGTACCGATCCGGAAACTGTATCTGGGTGAAAAGATAGTCGTTAAAGCGATCATAGATGCGGGAATCGTGTCAGGAGGAGAGCGGGAAAGAAAGGTATCTGTCACGTATTGGAACGATGAGGAAATGGATTATAAGTCAGGAGTATTTTATATCGCAGATATTGAATATACGATTTCCCATGTGAATGAGAGAAAACTGGATATGGTCTATGAACCATTTGATATCCAGCTGACAGAATATTAGGGAGGCAGCTTATGTTAAATGTGGATGAACGATTAAAAGAATTGTATCGGGCAGACAGTACAGATAAACAGCTGATCCTGGACTTTTATCACAAAGGAGAAGATGAACCTTACCTGCGTCTTTCAAGCAGCAACATAAAAGCGGAAACAATGGAACTGGATGAGGCATTGTCCAGTAATGGAATTTGGAAGCTGCGAAGCATCACAGTTTAAAATTACACTTCTTAATGTTACGGAAGTTGTAAAAGAAGCCAGAATGGAAGTTTATCAGATCCTGGAGGGAATATGGCCGGAAGCAGGCCTGTTTCCAGGTGATGACATATATCCCAATGGATATCGGATGCCTTTAGGAGTATATATCATTAAATCCGCAGAAAAAGAAACAGATAGAAAATATCTGGATATTGTAGGTCTGGATCAGATGTCTCTGTTTGATGTAAATGTGGCACAGTGGTATAACAATCTTTCGTTTCCAATGACATTGAAAGAATTCAGATCCAGTTTATGTCAGTACGTTGGTGTGACGGAAAAGGTTCCATCTTATCTTCCAAATGACAGTATTTTGATTGAAAAGACAATGAGTGTAGAAGAATTGTCTGGTCGGGATACTTTGATTGCATGTGAACAGATGAATGGTGTGTTTGGCCATTTTGACCGGGAAGGGATTTTACAGCATATTGCATTGCAACCGAATTATATTTTGGCACCAGCTGAAAATCTGTATCCGTCAGATGAATTATATCCCCTTGTTCCAGGTGAAATGAATGAGCAGGTCTATGATGAAACAATTTCACAAAATCTGTATAAATCCTGTGTTTTTGAAGATTACACGGTAAAAGCCATTGAAGCAGTACAAATCCGCCAGGAAGAAGAGGATATTGGTGCGATCTATGGAACCGGTAATTGTCTGGTAGTAGAAGGTAACTTCCTGCTATACGGCAAGGGCGCAGATGAATTACAGCAGATCGCAGCGGGGATTTATGGAATGGTGAGCAGCCGACCTTATGTTCCTTACGAATGTAATCTGCTAAAAGGCTTGCCATATTTAGAACTGGGAGATGCCGGCTTGATCAAGTCGGAAGAAGGGACAATTGTTTCTTACATCATTAAGAGGACGATGAAAGGGATCCATGCCTTACAGGATACCTATAGCGCAACAGGTGAAGAAATACGAAAGGAAGAGCAGGGGACCAACGCGGACATTATCCGCTTAAAAGGCAAGGCTGCATATTTAAAGAAAAATGTAGATGAAGTATCAGCAAACCTGGTGGACCTAGAAAAACGTACAGAGGCAAAACTGACGATCACTGCAGAACAGATTGCCGCAGAAGTAAAACGAGCGTCTGCTGCAGAAGGAGAATTATCTTCTCAGATCACGATGACGGCAGAGAACATAAAACTGATGGTTAAAAAGGGAGAAGTATCGGCTCAATTATCCATTGAAAGTGGCGGCATTGATATTAAAGGCAATCGCTTTAGCTGGACGTCCACCTATTCTTCCTTGACTGCAGACGGGAAACTGACCGTAGTGGAAGGTCTGTTCAAGGGAAGTATCAATGTTGGTGATGGTCAGTTTACGGTAGATCAGAATGGTAAAGTCCTTGCAAAAAATATAGAGATCGGTACCACTGCTACAGGTGCTACCATTTATGGTGAAACCGTACTTGCATCCAGATTTACATGCAGGGATACTTTTTCTGTAGATTGTTATGCGTCCATGGCGGATATAGGCGCCAATACCATTGGGTGTGACAAGCTCAGAGCCAATACGATCATTGGGACAATAGATGAGTACTCAGACCGAAGATTAAAGGAAAATATCCATAAAGTAGATACAGGAACAGCACTTCAGATCATCAAACAGCTCCAGCCGGTATCCTACAATATGAAACGGACAGACCATGCAGGTATAGGTTTTATTGCTCAGGATGTCCGTAGGATATGCAGAAAGCAGGGGTTAAACCTTCCTCTGTATGGACATAGTGGAAGATATTTTACGATCCCGTATACCAATTACATTCCCCTGCTGGTAGCTGCTATGCAGAGCCAGCAGGAGGAAATTGACAGGCTGAAAAGCCTGATCAGAAAGGAAGCACATGTATAACTTATCAGAGGAGCAGCGGGCAACGTTGCTCTATATTTTTGATCATCTTATTGTAACCGGCCCGGATCAGGCGGCGCTGCTCAGTAATGCAGCGGTTGTTGTACGTGGGTTAGAAAAAACAGATAAAAAGAAGGAGATAAAATAATGGCAGTAAAAACAGTACAGGCCATCATTAATGGCGTAACAACTACATTAACATTAAATTCCAGCACAGGAAAATATGAAGCTACGATCACAGCTCCATCTAAGTCCAGTTATACCATCAATGACGGGCATTATTATCCGGTAACGGTCAAGGCAACGGATGTGGCTGGAAATACAACGACAAAGACGGATTCAGATACGACCTTGGGAGCCAGTCTGAAATTAAAAGTAAAAGAGAAAGTTGCACCGGCTATTACCATTACCAGTCCAACAGCAGGATCTTATATCACCAACAATAAGCCAACTATTAAGTGGAAAGTAACAGATGCGGATTCTGGTGTTAATCCTGCAACTATTGGTATTACCATTGACAGTGGCAGCAAGGTTACAGGTGACAGCATTACTAAAACAGCTGTTACAGGTGGATATGAGTGTACTTATACTCCAACTACAGCTCTGGCAGATGGCAGCCATACAATTAAGATCGATGCATCTGACTTTGATGGAAATGCGGCTACACAGAAGACCGTTACATTCAAGATCGATACTGTACCACCTACACTTTCTATCACAGCTCCGGCAGATAAACTGGTTACCAACAAGACTGCGGTTACTGTTACCGGTACTACCAATGACGCAACTTCCAGCCCTGTTACAGTAACAGTCAAGCTGAACAGTGGTACTGCGGAAACAGTAACAGTCGGATCTGATGGTACCTTTAGTAAGGCACTGACACTGGTTACTGGTACAAATACCATTACAGTTGTTGCGAAAGACTCTGCAGGTAAGACTACAACCGTTACCAGAACCGTAACAGTAGATACAACAGCGCCTGTGATCAAGTCTGTAACGATCAATCCAAACCCAGTAGACTGTGGCAAGACCTATGTGATCAGCGTGGAGGTTACCGACTAATAGGAGGCTATAATGGTCAAACGTGTTTTTGGCCGTGTAGACGGCTGTGAAGTCGAGCTGAACCGATCAGAAGGGGACTGGTGGAATGTACCGGTCCCCTTTGATACGGACGGGGAATATGTGGTGGAGATCCTGGCAGAGGATGAGGCTGGTAATCAGGCATATATAGCAAAGATGTTGTTTGTAGTCAATACAGCATTGCTGTGTGCTCATGTGGAGCCGGTTCCTTACTATGGACAGCTTCTTGAAACGGAATGGGAGGCTGAACTTGTAGCACCGCAGATTTATACGGAACTGTTAGTGGAAGGAGGAAAAAGATGCAACGGGTCCATTTCTATGTAGGTGAAAATAAAAGCATTGGACTTCGGATACACGCAAGAGATCAGGCTCCCTTCACGATCCGGGATGCCACCTGGGAACTTAAAGGCAACTATGAAACCGAAGCCCAGGGTGAATGTGAGATCAATGGGGATGTGATCCGTGCCATGATAGCTCCGCAAAAACGTGTGACCTATCGCCTTTATTTCACCTATAAAGTAGCAGAAGAGATTTTGATGGAATGTATAGAGGTGGTGGCTGAATAATGGCAGACAGTATTTATATCCAATCAGTATCGATCACGCCAAACCCGGTGACTGCAGGCGGGAAGATAAAGATCGAGGTTGAAATTTATACCCTGTATCCACAGACAACCTTATATCCGGCAACCACGCTTTATCCTGGAGAGGATCTGTTTACCCTGCATCCAGATACAGACCTGTATCCATCAAAAGATATTTATCCAACTGAAGGAGGAATAGAAACATGAAATTAAGCAGCTTTACGGCTTATGTAAAACAGCTTTGGAAAAATAAGCCTGATACCAGTACGCCATTATCAGCGGAAAGACTGACACATATGGAGGAAGGAATAAAAGGAAACAGTGATGCCATTGAAGCCATTGCAGCAGCAGTAGTAAGCCAGATCGTTAATGATCCGGATAAGATTGCCAGTATGGCAGCGTTGTATTCTGTAAATCAGAAGATCGGTGATGTATCGAAATTGCCAGACAGTGCAGCGGATGTGGTGACTGCGATTGCTAAACAAAATAGTAATTTAGATTCGGGATATTTTAAAATAAAAGTTAAAACTACAACAATTGTTTTAATTATCGAAGAGTTTACCTTTACAAATGGAGTAGCAACTAAGACACTTCAATCTATTTTTGGAAGCATTCCTACATATGCTAGCGGTATATGTCAAACAAAAGTTGAAGATAGCGGTGTTTACAATTTTACAGCAGTAAAAGACGGAAATAATTTAAAAATTGCAACAGCTGGTTCTACATTTTCCGGAAAAAAATGGGTAACTATGATAATTTTTGGTACGGCTTAATCTACAAAAAGATTGTTTGCTATTGGAATACAAGTCTCTGCAACTGATAAATTAAGATGCTGACAAGGATACATACCGTTTTATGATTTGTCCATCATAAAAGAAAACAAGGGTTAATTTAGATAATGTTGTATCAATTTCCATTCTAGTAATGCTCTTTCCCGCAACCATTATTGGTGAAGTATAAGGAACGCCATCAATCGTAAACGTTACTCCATTATTATTAGCATTCAAGACTACCTTGGAAATATGATTATCTGTGTTGAGTTTGTTTGTTCCAAGAGTTTCTAAATTACTATTTGAAGGAAGAGAAAAAATAAATTGAAAGGAGAAAAATAAATGGAAAAAATTAAAATCACAGGATCTGATGATATATATCAGATCCAGAGTATCAGAAAATCTGCGGAACATGTTCTGCAGATTATTTTTTGCGATGCTATACCAGCATCATGGGATGGAAACATCCAGATATACACTGCTGGCGGTATATTAGCCACTACGCTGACCGGATGGACTACTGTATATCGTGATGAGGGCCAGACAGTGTATCTGTCAGATGATGGCAGCGTGTACATACCGCCAGCTGATCCGGAACCTGTCACTCCACCAGAGCCATATGTACCGACACTTGCGGAACTGCAAGCAGCCAAAAAGCAGGAGATTAGCCGGGCATGCGAGCAGACTATCTATTCCGGTGTCAGCGTGACTCTTGCAGACGGATCTACAGAACATTTTGCATTGACGGAGCATGATCAGCTCAACTTGTTTGGAAAGCAGGTACAGCTTGACGCCGGGGCGGAGCAGATGGAATATCATTCGGATGGCCAGCCGTGCCGGTACTACAGTGCCGCAGATATGCAGACCATCATCACCACGGCCATGTGGCATGTAAGCTATCATACAACCTACTGCAATGCCATCAATATGTGGATCAGTGGTGCGCAGACAGTAGAGGAAATCCAGCAGATCTTTTATGGCGCTGATGTGCCGGAGCAGTACCAGAGTGAGGTACTCAAAGCATACCTTTTACAGATAGCAGCTATGACGGAAGATGGTGCAGACAATGCAAAGACTGCTTAATAAGTATCTGTTCCTGGCTGACATGGGCGGTGTGATTTACGTGCTTATCGAGCTGATCTGGCGTGGTTGGAGCCACTGGACCATGTTTATTCTGGGCGGCCTGTGTTTTATCTATCTAGGCCTTATTAACGAGATTATGAGCTGGGATACGCCGCTTTGGCAACAGATTCTGATAGGTACAGCGGGAATCACTGCGCTGGAGTTTTTAATCGGATGTATCGTCAATCTCTGGCTCGGTTGGGGTATCTGGGACTACAGCGGTATGCCAGGTAACATCCTGGGACAGATATGTCCGCAGTATATGTTGCTGTGGATACCAATCAGCTTGGCTGGTATCATCCTGGATGACTGGATCCGGTACAGAGCTTTTGGAGAGCAGCGGCCACGATACAATGTAGGACTGACACAGCAGAGCAAATTGATTATCTGGATGCCAGCATAAGAGAGGAGATGAAAGAAATGGATACATCACAGGTTGTCATTGCAGTGATCGGGTCAAATGCGCTTTTTACATTTATCCAGTTCTTGATCGGTCGGCATGACAAAAAGAAGGAAAAACAGTCAGATGAAACGAAGGGTATGAGGGATATGATCCTTGGACTTGGTCATGATAAACTGCTGTATTTGACTGATAAGTTTGCTGAGCGCGGCGGAATCACCCAGAAAGAGAGACGCAATCTTAAGTATTTGTATGATCCGTATGTACGTCTTGGCGGCAACGGAGATTGTGAAGTTGGATACGAGACATGTGAGAAGCTTCCGACATTGACGGATGATGAGGCCATGCAATTGGATGGCAGAATGAAACGGCGGGAATATGGTATAGAAGAAAGAGAGGCATAGATATGGATTTTGGAATTGGAAGCGTAACAGCAATCACAGCAATTTGTTACCTGGGCGGCATGGCTTGTAAGGCAACCACTAAGGTCAAGGATGAGGTTATCCCGGTAGTATGTGGAGTGACCGGTGGTATCCTGGGGGTGGCCGGTATGTACCTTATGCCGGAGTTTCCAGCAACGGATGTAATCAACGCTGCAGCCATTGGCATTGTATCCGGGCTGGCAGCAACCGGAGCACACCAGGTCATCAAACAGGCAAGCAAGAAGTAGAAGGAGGTGATCCAGATATCTCCCATACCAGATGGGTAAAACTGGAAAGTTGCACCGGTACAACATGCCCTGAGTTATCCTCAGGGCTTTTTATAGTTAGGAGGATTTATGAGGAATATATCATTATGCCACCCGCGTTTACAAAAAATAACTGCTGTATGGATTAAAGCTTGCGCAGCGGAGAATATCACCGTAGCCATTAGTGAGACCCTGCGCACTGCTGCAGAGCAGGATGCCCTTTATGCTCAGGGACGTACAAAACCAGGAAATATCGTTACCAATGCAAAAGGCAGTACCTACAAGTCACAGCATCAGTGGGGTATAGCGTTTGATTTTTACTTAAAAATGGATGTAGACGGAGATGGCAAGATCTCCGATGATGCCTACAATGACAGTAAAGGGCATTTCAAACGCGCTGCAGAGATTGGCAAAAAACTTGGGCTTGCCTGGGGAGGTGACTGGTCCAGCATTGTAGACAAACCACATCTGTATCTGCCTGACTGGGGAAGCACACCAACGCTACTCATTCAACAGTTCGGAACTCCCGAACAGTTCATGAAGACCTGGGTACCAGAGCAGGTAAAGACCGGTTGGCAGCAGGAAAACGGAGGCTGGCGTTTCTATTTAAAAGATGGATCTGGGAAGTATGTTTCCAATGACTGGTACAAAGACGGAGAACTCTGGTACTGGTTCGATGGTGCCGGCATGATGGTTCATGATGTCTGGTATCAATACAAAGGGACTTGGTACTATCTCGGTTCTGATGGTGCCATGGTAAGAGGGTTACAGACCATCGGTGGCAAATGGTATTACATGAATCAGGACGGTCGCATGGCAATCGAACCAGTTGTACTTACTCCTGATCAGGACGGGGTCCTTCATTATCCAGGCATTGCCAAATAGCACTATTTTCTGTACTTTCTGGGGTGGTAGAAACAATAAAAGAAATCTGATACCATAGTTCATATCTACAAAAGAAGGGAGCTTAGTTATGAGCGAATGGTTAAAAAGAAACACAAAAAGAATTGAAATGGCTAAGAAAAAATGGGAATGGATTAATGATCTTAGAAAGCATATGTATGGACATCCATTAGAATATATGACTGCCTATTATGAAAATATCTTAGCAAGGGGAGAACTGTTAAAGGGAAAATGATAATTCCATATGGCAGTGTAAAATAATTGTTGAAGGCGTGAGCGATGATCTTGCGCCTTTTTGTGTATAATAGTAATATTGGCAATAAACAAGACGCAATGGAACAGCCACTATATCTCAAAAATAGAGAGATTAGTGATTGGAACGATGTACTACTAGCTGGATGGTATTCTGGCAATAATGCGGCAAATGCTCCTACAGCAGGCTGGGTTAGTGCTATCAATATTCCATACAATGGGAACGGGGCTTTTTCATGTCTCATTGCAACAAGTGGTGAACGTCTATTCATTAGAGGTAAAAACCAAAATGTATGGGGTGACTGGAAAGAGGCTGGCATTAAATGATCATTTTTCATCGCTACTGTGATATATTACTATTTGCGGGAGAAAAGGGAAATATTGGGAAAATATTGGGATTTACATAAAAAAAGGAATCCATAGTATGGACTCCTGAACTTTTACACAGCTAAAAAATGGCTTAAAACCTAGCTTTTTAAGGAAGCTGCTGACGGGAATCGGACCCGTGACCTCCGCACTACCAATGCGACGCTCTACCGACTGAGCCACAGCAGCAACTATATGAAATTTGCCGGTTCTGATGAGATGAAAAGCTGCTGACGGGAATCGGACCCGTGACCTCCGCACTACCAATGCGACGCTCTACCGACTGAGCCACAGCAGCGTTTTCTGTTCGTCAAAATCGAACCTCGTATATACTATCATGGGGAATAGTATTTGTCAACGGTAAAATGAAAAAAAGTTAAATATTTTTTATATCGTTTTTACGTACTTTAAGATCATCTTTGTTAACTGCTCCGGATCCGCTGGTTTTAACACATAATCATCCATTCCATACTGGCGGCACTGGCTGGAAACACTGATGGCATCCTGGGCAGTCATGGCAAGGATGGGAATCATATTTCCGTCAGGACGGGAAAGGGAACGTATCTGCCTGGAAGCTTCCAGTCCGTTCATAACAGGCATCATCACATCCATAAGGATAATATCGTAGGTTCCTTCCGGTGACCGCTCAAACTGTTCCAGAGCCTCTTTTCCGTTCCATGCCTTATCTAAGGTGGCACCGCGGTCTGTCAGGTAGAACTCTGCGATCTCCATATTGATCTCATTATCCTCTACTAAAAGTACATGGATCCCTTCCAGTTCTTTTCCAGTTTCGGACGCCGTATCAGCCTTTGCATCATTTGCCTCTTCTTTTGCAAGTCGGAAAGGAAGACGGAAAGTAAAAGTAGTGCCTTCTCCAGGGCTGCTCTCTACTTCTATCGAACCATTCATCTGCCGGATCAGACCCTTTACAATAGACATTCCAAGGCCGGTTCCCTTGTACTGTGTGCGGGCATCTGATTTTTCCTGTGAAAATGGCTCGAAAAGCTGGTTCTTTAAAAATGCTTCGCTCATGCCGATGCCAGTGTCGGAAATGAAAAATTCATAAACGACGGTTGTTCCGTCAAAAGAGATCTCTTTTGCGCCGGTATCAATAAAACCGCCTTTTTTATTATACTTGATGGCATTGCTGAAAAGATTTAACATGATCTGGCGCAGCTGCAGGGGATAGCCGGAGAGGAGCACATGCTGGATATTTTGCCGGTGTGTCCGGTGTGTCAGTCCCATTTCCATGATCTGGGCTTTTACCAGATAGGAAACATCCCGCATCAGTTGGGATAAGTCAAAATCTACAGGCTTAAAAACAGCCTGTCTCGACTCTAACTTGCTCATATCTAAAACGTCATTTACCAGAGCAAGGAGATGGCTGGAAGAAACGTAGATCTTCTCTAAGCTGTCATCTACCCGCGCGTGGTCCTCCCTGTTTTTGCGTATGATCTCAAGCATTCCCATAATACCGTTGATAGGGGTGCGGATGTCATGACTCATACGGTTTAAAAACTCGGTTTTTGCTTTACTGGCAGAGTCGGCTTCCTCAAAGGCTACCTGGAGCCGTTCTCTTTCCTGCTGTTCTTTTTCATGGAAGACAGAAGTGTTTTTAAACAGGATCATACCATGGATCACAGTGCTTTCTTTTCCGGTTTCACTGTTATAAACCGTATCCTGTGACATAAGCACTGTTTTTTGCTTTATAGGAAAGACCGCCTCCGGCGCTCTTTTGAATTAAAAATGCCCGCCGGTAGGCGGGCAACACA